GCCGTGCCTTGGTCGTTGTAAACAATAAACTCAGCCGAGGCTTGAGTGCCGTTGCTGGTGTTTTGGATGACGTTCTGGAAGTAGCTGTTGACGCTGGTCTGCGATGATTGAACGATACCGGTGTCGCTGAAATTCAACGTACCGTAGTTCAATGGGCCTTTGTTTGTCGAGCCGGTTGTAGCGGTGTTAAACGTGTACGATGGGGCAGTTAAAGTTGTGCCGTCAAACGTGAAACTTGACGAAGCGCCAAATACCCCGCTGTTGTTGTACTGAACTTGCGTGTTCGAGCCTGCAACAACGCCAGCACCACCCGACCCAGCCAACACCTTGATCGCTGAACCGGTGTTGTAGTAAAGTTTTCCATCGGCCGCGTTAATTGCCAATTCGCCAACAGCCAGATTACCAGTTGTCGGTGTATTGCCAGCAGTCGTGCTGTTAAACAATATGATGGGCGTAAATCCACTCTGTGCCATGGTTTTTCCTTAGAAAGTGCCACCGTTGATGCCACCTGTGATGGCATTATTGGTGTAATTGTATGTCAGGGATGCGTTTATGTTGGTTGCAGAATTACCGCTGGATACAGGGCCGAAGTGTAAATAATTTGTCGATCCTGATCCAGTTGTAATCGCCACGTTCGTTGCATTTGTTGCTGTTCCCGCGGTCGCTGCATTCAGATTAGCAACCTGAGTCGTGCTGGCCACCACAAACGGTGCAGTTCCTGTTGCAACAGTCGATGTCAACTGCCCCGACATGTTCAATGTCGTCACACCTTGGATGTAGCTGCTGGCCAAGTTCAACCCAGCCGTGCCCCATGTGATTAAGCCAGTTGCGCTGTTGCCGGGAGGCAAGAGATAACCGGCCCAGTTGCCAGTTGCAGCACTGTTTGACAGCGAATAAATCCAACCAGCACCACCGGGGACAGCAGTCGCCAACGTGTTGCCTGCACTGTCTTGAACAGTCACGTTGGCAGATGAGTCATTGTCAACGATGTAGCCCAAACCAGCCGGGACGGTAGTCTCATCAGGGAACTTGAGGGTCTGAGTCGTTGTGCCGCTGAAGTGCTGATAACGGGTCGATGCAGCCGTCAGCGTGGTTGTTCCTGCGGCGGTGACCGTGTTCGTGTAGCCGGGAGCCTCGTTGTTGTAAACGATGTTGGCATTTGCATCACGCAGAACCACACTGTTTGTACCGCTTGACGATGTCACGCCAGTACCGCCATTGGCCACTGCCAGTGTTCCAGCCACAGTAATCGCACCCGAGGTCGCAGTCGATGGAGTCAATCCGGTTGTGCCAAAACTGAGTGTGGTCACGCCAATGCTCGACAGATTCGACCATGTAGGTGCGCCAGTACCGCCGGAGGTCAACACTTGGCCGCTTGACCCTGCCGAAGAAATGGCAAGAGCCGATGCACCTGAGTAAACAATCCCGCCTGCCGTTGCGGTCAGATTAGCATTCGTGCCGCCACTGGCCAAGGCCAAAGTGCCGCCCAAAGTAATCGCCCCGGCCGTAGCCGTCGACGGTGTCAGGCCAGTTGTACCAGCGCTGAATGTCGACACAAAGTTGCCAGACAAAGCACTTGTAGGAATCGTTGTAGAGGCCGTTACAGCGCTTGTTCCGTTGGCATACATGTAACCGGTCAAACCGGTCACGATAAGGCTGCTGAAGGCCTCTGTAGAGCCTCCCAGAACCTTTTCCCATGCGTTGGTAGTTCCGTTAAAGATTGCCCAGTCACCAACCGACCACAGCGAAATGCCGTTCAATGTTGTCGTACCGGCAGTTGACACGATGTAGTAGTTGTTGTTCGTGCCCACGCTCGATGTCAGTGTCGGCGTGTTGGTTGAGGCGTTCCATGTGCCTTGATAGGCGGGTGAATTCAAAGCGTTGGTGCTGATCGACGTGATCTGACCTTGAGCGTTGACCGTCAAAGTTGGAATTGACGTTGCAGAACCATACGTTCCTGCGCTTACACCAGTGTTTGAAATTGCAATCGTGACTGGCGTTGAACCGTTGAACGATGTTCCAGACAAACCAGTGCTGATTGTTAATGAGCTTGTAGTAGCGGCGCTAATGGTAGTTGACCCACCCAAACTGACCAAGTTTCCGTTGATTGTGATCGAACTGTTGGCCAACTGAGCATTCGTGACCGTGCCAGACAATGCCGTGGTGGGAACGGTGGTCGAGGCAGTCATTACCCCAGTTCCGTTGCCATAAACGTATCCAGTTAAACTGGATGCGCCCGTTCCGCCGCTACCTGCACTCAGGGTTCCGCCGAGGACAATACCGCCCGCGGTGGGTGTTGCAGGGGTCAGGCCTGTCGTTCCACCGCTGAATGTCGTAACGCCTGATCCAGACACCACAGCACCCCATCCAGAAGACGTGTAAGCCTCCAAGCTGGCAATGTCGGTGTTATATCGGAAGGCGCCGTAAGCAGGTGAGCCACGTTGCGATGTCGTGCCAGAGGGCAGTTGAACAAATGAATTACCCGGAAGAGTGGGGTTCGATGCCAATCCAACCGTTGGGGAGCCGCCTAAAGCGTTGCCGTTGGTCACAGCAATCTGGCTGGATGTGCCTTGAAGCGTAAACACGCCCACGGATGTGCCGTTGATCGACAGAATGCCCGTGCCGGACGTGCTGGCAAAGTTTTGTAAGGTGGCGTTCAAACCCACTGTAGGGTTGCCAGCCGTGCCATCGGCGTTGGCAATAGTCAAGCCTGTGCCAACCGCAATTGCGGTATTGCTGACCGTTGTAGGGCCAGTCTTGACGATCAATCCGTTGGATGCGCCGTCTAAAGACTGAGCAGCGCCAGTCAGATTGATCTGCAAAGTGCTGCCTGCGCCACCGTCAGACAAAGACAAACCAGAACCAGTTGTCAAATATCGTGCTTGAGTGAGGCCAGACGTACCGCCAACAGTCAAAAATGGATAGTTCAACGCACCGGCGCCAGAAATAGCACCGGTGGTGGTTTGTACTGTCACCCCATTTTGGACAATTGGGACAGACTCAGTGCCTTGTAGTGCCTGCGCCTGTGGGAGTTCGGTGATCGAAACTTGTGCCATATCAGGGTTGCAATCCAATAATTTGTTGATTCCCGTCCTGTGATGGCGTCTGACCGCTTTGCTCAGTGCTCAAGACTTCACCGCCGTATGGCACAGTCACGATGTCATTCGGATCAACCGCCACACTAACGTCTGGACGTGGGTATTGTAGGGTGATCCGCTCAGTTTTCCTAGCGGGAAGACGGTATGGGTCTTTCTCATCCGCACACCCTTGTTGACACACTTTGAGGCCCGGAAAATTGGGATCGGGCATTGCTTCAATGATGGGTCTTTTGAAACGACAACGGTCGCACACGAACACGGCAATTGATGCATTCCCACGCGTGTCAAGAAATCTTGGCATCAGTGAGTCCTTCCTTGAGACTCAAGTGTCGCACGGCGTGCAGCAACCCGCTTGGCAATTTGCTCTGGGGTCTGCTTGCGGCCCTTTGCTTTTTTCCCGCCAGCGATGCAGGCTTCAATTGATGGTGGCTTTGAGTTCTTAGCGTATGGACGAGGGACGCCCTTCATTTTGGCGGATTTTTTTGCTTGCGCTTCTGGTGTCCATGCCAATTGTCTGTTTGCATGAAGAACCGCCAATTGCGCCTGATTAGGCTTTCGCCCTAAATTTGCCTGTCGAGTCTTTTCTACAGCCTCTGGAGAAGCAGGTACCCCCTTCTTTGCCGCCGAAATCTTTGCTCGTGTTTCTTCGCTCTTGGCAACACCTTTGAAACGCTTGCTCGTTTCTTTTGCGACCTCACGACGCGCAACTTCGTACAGTCTTGAGTTGATGTAGAAGTCGTCGTTTCCACGCATGCGCTTGATGGAACACCATTGGTTCCCGCCGTGCAATTTCGCCAAAAGAAAGTGAGCGACAAAATGCTCTCTGGCAGTCAGATCAACAAGGTTGGACGAGTCGTTAGACCCTCCCAATGACTTTGGAACGATGTGATGGCGTTCTTTGTAGCCCTCAATTGAGGGCCGTGCTCTGCACTTGGCGATCAAGTCGTCATAGATTTTCTGGTAATTCATGTCTTGTACACAGTAATGATTGGAGTTCATAGTATATCCAATTATTAGCGTGTATACACACCAATCGCCGGAGCAAAATATATGGGCGATCTGTCGCGGTTCTCATTCTCCATCATGATGAACAGCTTCTCAGCCTGTGTCTCAAGATATTGAATACGAGGCACATCCACACCGGGCAAAATCATCGACATTTGGTGCGCCAACATGGCTTGAATGGCCATTTGGGCGTACTGAGGAATCTCAATTTGGCCAGACAAATCACCCACATCCATGATCTGGCGTGAATACCACACCACCATCTGCTCAAATGGGTCACTTGGCGTTGGCCACAGCGTGATCTTGGCTTGAGGGATCGTGCGGTTCAGCCAGAACTGATACGGCTGGTTGGCCGTGAAGTTCTTGTTGGGCAAGTTCGTGTAATCATCACGGTTCAAACGTGCCATCGTGATTTCTGTGGAGTTGTTGCCCACAAAAAACTCAGCCACGCTCAAAGTATTGCCACCAGTTTCACGCATACGGTAATACTGGCATGTCACGCCGGGGTCAATGTCGTACCATAGCCACTGGCCGCTGACCCATGTGGTCACGCCAGTGTCTTCCAGCAGATTCCATGTGGCGCCGTCATTCGACCATTCCAAATAAATGTGGAACTGGCCAGAAGTGGCAGGCAAGATACCAATCGAACCCGCATAAATGGGGTTGTTGCTACCGTAGTTGATGCCAATGTAGCCGTTCGGCGATGTCTGGGTGTCGGCAGTCAACACATTGTTGTCAAACGCAAGGCCAACAACACCGGATGAGCCGAAGTATCCGCCGTATTGGGCAGGCGTAGGGCGGTTTAAACGGCGATACAGCGCGTTTAAAACGTCATTACCACCCACAGGTAGCAGATACTCAAATTGATCAGCGTTGAAGCCGTAAACCTTCTTGTCAATGGCCCAATAGTTAATGCCTTGATTGATCAAGTTGCTCAGAACGTAGTACAAGGCCTGTTTAGAGGCCTGAATTTGCTCGACAGTCAACTCTTCGGCCAATTTGCCCGACATCCGGGCGCCTTGGTCGATCATTTGTTGGGTCGTAACGACCGTTTGTCCTACTGTTCCGCTGTAAGCCATTGGTTACCTCACCAGTCTTTGTGCTTGTGGCTCTTCTCAACGGTGCTGATCTTGCAGTGCTTCAAGTCAATCTTGCCGCCTTGCTTGTATCCACCAGCCTTGGCTGCGCTGATACGAGCGCCCAGCTTGTTCATTTCTGGTTCAATGTCACGAGCCTTGCGCTCATAGTCAGACAAATTCTGCTCACGGTCGGCGTAACGATAGTTTTTACCGCCTTCGTAAGTTTTGGCCATCTCTGCATGACGCTTTTCAAGGTTGGGCAGGTCAGCCGCATCTTTCTTGGCGCGTTCTTTGGCCTCAACAGCCTCTTGTTGACGGCGCTTTTCCTGACGCTCCTCTGACTGTTCACGAGTCATGGGGTCGGTAATCGAAATGCGGCGGCCGGGGTTCTTGGCGTTATGCGCTTCAGCCACGGCCTTGATCATTGACTTCAGATCGGACATGTTTGTTCCTTTACCAGCCGGGGCATTTCCAGCGTTTCAGCGATGCTTTTGCACGTTCAGCATCGCCTTTTGAGTGTTCTACAACACCACTCATTCTGGCACAAAACGAGTCTTTTCGGGAGCCGCCTTGAGGCTGTGGCGCCTTTAAATGCGAACCAGTTTCACGGTTGTACTTGGCACGACCTTTTTCAGTCAAGCCAGCACCTTTGGAAACAGGCAACTTCTCACCGCGGCCAACAGCCAGCGACACACCGCCTTCTTTCTTTTTGACGGTCTTCGCTGACTCTTTGAACGCAGCAGCCGTGGGCGCACCATTAGAGCCGGGTTTACGCATCTTTTCACCAGAACCGTGAGCGATGCGCTCCTGCTTTGCGTGGATGTTGGCGTAAAGCCCCGGCTTGGCCATTACCAGCCACCCTTGCACATGGGGTTTTCGTGG